GTTAGGCATCACACAGCTAAGTGACAAAGCCGAAAACCTTAAAGATCAAGTTAAAGAAACAAAGTCCAGTATCCAACAAGAAGAATTTAGGATTAAAGCTGTTGAAGACGCAAACAAGCGTATTATGGAACAGATTAGCGCAACAAAACGCCGGCAAAGCTTGTGGAATAAAAAGCACAACGAAGAAATTGCTAACTTGGTTGTTGCGCTAGGCGAACTAAACAAAATCAACATCGAAGTCGAACTTGAAAACCACAAACTAAGAACAGAATACGATAGTAACTTTGCTGTAATTAACGAGTCAAATAAATGGTTAGACAGTATTAGTAAAAATCTTGTCAAAGAAACCAAGCGCAAACAAAAGCTCGAACAAGAAATTAGCGACATTAACGATCACAAATGCTATGCGTGTGGCACAAGTCTTCACGATAACAATCAGCAGGAAATTCTTGACAGCAAAGTCAAGCAACAGCAAGAGTGCGAAACACATATTGTTGCGTTAAACGAACAACAAGACGAATACAACGAAGTAATCGAAACTGTCGGAGAGTTAGGCACCAAGCCGACTGTGTTTTACGATACAATAGAGCAAGCACACGAACACCTTAGTACTGTAAACAATTTAGAACAGCAGATAGAACGTAAGCACAACGAAATTGATCCATACCAAGAACAAATCGAAGAAATGGAAAAAGAAGCACTAGAAGAAATTACTTGGGATACTATCAACAATCTTACTAAATTCCGTGATCACCAAGAGTTCTTGCTAAAACTATTAACAAGCAAAGATAGCTTTATTCGTAAACGTATCATTGATCAAAATTTGAGCTACTTAAATGCTAGACTTGACTACTATTTACAGTGTATCGGATTGCCACACAGTGTTGAGTTTAAAAACGATCTTAGTGTGGAAATACAAGAGCTTGGTAGAGACTTAGACTTTGATAATTTGAGCCGAGGCGAGCGCAACAGATTAATACTAAGTCTTAGTTGGGCATTCCGCGATGTCTGGGAAAACTTATACCAACCAATCAACCTGTTGTTCATCGACGAACTAGTTGATAGCGGCATGGATAGTAGCGGAGTCGAAAACAGCATGGGCGTACTCAAACATATGAGTCGTAAGCGCAACAAAAGCGTGTGGTTGGTTAGTCACAAAGACGAACTAATCGGTCGTGTTAACAATGTTCTTAAAGTTATCAAAGAAAACGGATTTACTTCATATAATACAGATGTCGAAGTTCCGTGATCAAAAAGTAAGAAAAGCAAGTTGTTCTTGGTAAGTATACTCATGCAGTGGACGTACCAAGGTGAACCAATTAACGAAATACCAGAAGAATACGAAGGTTTTGTTTATCTTATTACTAATGTCACTACAGGCCAAAAATATATAGGCAAAAAACTAGCAAGATTTAAAACTACCAAACCACCACTTAAAGGCAAGAAAAACAAAAGACGTGGCACTAAAGAAAGCGATTGGCGTGATTATTGGGGTTCCAGTGATAGACTAAACGCAGACGTAGCTGCACTAGGCAAAGACAAGTTTACAAGGGAAATACTATACCTATGTAAAGGTAGGGGAGAAATGTCCTACATAGAGGCACGAGAGCAGTTTGATAGGCGAGTACTCGAAACAGATGAATACTATAATGGTATCATTAATGTTAGAGTAGGCGGATCAGACAAATTAAGACAAGCATTATTAGAACAACATATTAAACAAAAGAATTAGGCAAACACCATAACACCGTGCTACAGTGTAAGCACAGCATAATATTAAATCACCCCTAGTCTCTCAGACGCACATCGATTAAATCACCCAGCAAATACTCATTTAGACTACCCTGGCTATATAACCACCTTATAATATATTTCTGAAGGTTGATTGGGACACTCCGATAATTGTCCCTGTGTGGTAAAGTAATGGCTAACTATAGGCTAAATGATTGCGGCTCTGTGAAACAGATACAACCGCTAGGCATTTGTATATCGCTGATATGGTATATAGATGTTTCCGTTGGATGAAGACTAAGGTAGGGAGTACAGGCTAACCGCTTCCGCTGTGTAAAAACAAATCCTTTAATATCAGTGACTAGAACTGTCTAAATCAAGACTTTTTTTAAAACCTTCACCCGGAAACGGGTGAAGTATGACCACTCAATCTTAATCAAGTAACAAAGAGAACAATTAAAATAATTGTTATAATATATCTATTAAAGTATAGATATTAATTAATCTTAAAGAAAATAATGCTGAGTGACAACGAAAGCATTAGATCTACTTGTAGATCTTTAATACTAACAACTACTATAAAAACAATATAAAACTAAATCTATAAGTGATAAATGAACAGTTCTGGCTTCGATTAGAACATAGGCATTTTGGTTTTTTTCATAGTTTCGATATTTGTTTTTACTAATTTGTTAATTGATTCTCTTTCTTTTTGTGTAAGATCCCACGCTTCTGAGTGACTTATTGATCCCCTCATCCACCAACAAAGCTGTACAACAGATTCACGTATCTGATCGCTTTCGTTTTCAAGTCTTTTAATATCTTCGCCGATCTCTTCGTGACTAAGTGTTAAGAGTCGACTGCGAAAAAATTTGATGGATTAAATTCAAAGCGTACAATGTTTTCGTGATTGCAGTCTGGGTTACTACAGTTAAATGGCAAGTCTGGTGCACGATATTGGGCATTCTTTTCTTCAATGCCTTTTCTTAGTTTGTTAAAACTACCACGATCTGCTTGATCAATAAATTCTAGCAAAAATTCTCTCTCGTCTACTTTAGTACCGTCAGGTAGTATAATATGGTCAATATACTCGATTAATTTGCTTACTGTTAAATCACTGAGCTTGCTAATAGTATCTTGTAGTATTTCTTCTTTTTGTTCAATTGTTAAGTCACTGCTCTGTACAGTTAGCAATGCTCTTTGTTTTTCGAACACTTGTTGACTGGTTAAATTTGTAAGCTGATAGCTTGATGGCTTGAGCACAACAAATAGTTCACCAACTTGTACAGGTTGATCGAATGACGGAAACTGCATACCAGCAAGTATAGAACTAAGATCAATAACAAAGCTTGTCATTTCTCCACACTCCGAACACTTGCCTTCGCTTTCCATTTCATTTCCGTAACTGGCAATCCTGATAGCAACAAACATATATTCGATATCCATTGTTGGTCCGACCCAGGCATTGCTGATGTTTGGTACACAGCTCTGTACAACTCTAACACTGCTAGCACCGTTCATTAGACCGTCAGCATTTCGCATTGCCATATCGTCGTGGCCGTTCATTGCCATTACTGGCAGTTCGCCGTTCGGCGGCATGTTTAGTGAGCCCGGAGGCCACCACTTACCACCACTTGGTAGTTTAATGTAAATCTCAGGTTTTCGTAGATAACTTGATAATGGGTTTGTTGACATTTTTAGTAAAATCCTTAGGATAAATAATTTAAACGCTATGATAAATTATTATAATATTTATCTACGCACTTAATGGTGAAAGTTTAAATGGCTAGTAAATTAACAGCAGACATACCCGGTATTGGCGAAATACAGGTTAACGGAAACATTGCCACAGAAGAAACTCTTGCTGATTTGCTTGATGCCATTGAACGATTAAATACTGATTTAGGTGTTGAAACTAAAAAGCTAGATGATCAACTTGATGATACTGCCGAAGAATTAGATGATTTTACAACATCAATTGCAGATGCCGAAAAAGCACAGCACAAACTAAACGAACGTATGGTTGGTATGGCTGACAGAGTCAACAACACCATGACCGGGTTAGGCAAGTTTAGCGGAACTACTGAAAGTGCTAGTAATATTGTCGAAACGTTTGGCGAACTAGCTGCACAATTTGCTGGCGGCATAGGTGGTTTAATACCTGTATTTGGCGAAGGCACTGCTAGGTTAGCTGAAGCAACAGTAATGGCAATTACAACCGTAACGTCAATGGCCATTGGTATGGTTGAGCAATTTAGAGATCTAAATCGCAGTATAATGAACAGTGGTGCTTTGCTAGATGGGGGATTTACTGGTCTAACAAATGCTGCAGATGCAGCTAATATACCAATTATGGCATTTGGCGAAGCTGTATTAACTAACACAAATCGTTTAAGGCTACTAGCAGGCGGACAACCTGGGGGTATTGCTAGATTAAGCATGGGCTTCAAAGCACTATCTGAAGCACAAGAAAACAATCTTGAATCTCTATATGCTTTGGGTTTTAACAACAACGAAGTAGCTGCAGGACTAGCTAATGTGTCAATAGCCGCTCAACGTGCTGGAAAAAATCTCAGCAGCGAAGAGCTAGGATTAGAAACATACGGCTACTTGAGAAATCTACGTGAACTTAGTAGACTGTCTGGTATTAGTGCCGAAGAAGCAATGGCTCAAGTTGAAGCAAACCGTGCTAACTTATTTGTACAAAATCAGCTGATGAGCCTAGCGCCAGCGCAACAAGCTGCAGCAGAAAACTTTGTTGCGTCACTGGAAAAAAGCGGATTAGGTCCACTTGCTGACTTTGCTATGACTGGGCAGTACTTAAACGAAGAAACTGCCATGATGGCTACAAGAATGGGTCCTTTAGCAGGAATTATGCGAGACTACTTCCTGCAGTTAGAAGCAGGTGTTGACCCTGACGTAGCAATGCAGAACTATCGAGATACTGTAGCAGCTAACCAAGATTCTATAAAAGCAGCATTGGAAAGCAATGTTAGAACTTTTGGATTAACACGAGAGCTAGCAGCGCAGTTTGGATACCTAGGCGAAGCCGGTGTATCGATAACAGAACAGCTAAACGCAGCAGGGTTAGACGAAGATCCACTTAGTGGTGCTGAAAATTTAAGTATCACAATGGGTGCGCTACAAAAAGCAGTACAGGATAGTCAAAGTGTAATACAGAGTACATTTGTTGATGGATTAAACGTACTCAGCGGCGACGAAGGATTAATGACTGAATTTGCTAGAAATGTATCTGGCGCAGCAATTGGTGCTGAACAGTTCGGCGAAGCTATGTCAGCACTCATGCAAGGTGACTACCAAAAACTAGCATCTATGTTCGAAAGTTCCGGTAATAGTGGCCCTCAAGGAATTGACCCTGCAGAAATTATAGGGTCGGATATACAGCCAGGGTCAATGGATGAATTAACCAGACAAATAGAGTTCTTAACAAATAGTTTTCGACTTGATACAGGTGCCAACAGTCGAGGTGAAAAGCCTTGGTATATGCCTCAATCAACGTTTGAAAAAAGACGTGAAAAGTTTTATGAAGACCCAGACAATCAGAAGTTTGTTAAACGCATAGCAGAACTTGAAGCACTCCTTGGAGAAGCAGTAACATTGCCAGGGTACGCAACAGGTGGTATTTCAAAAAATCCAATGTCGGGTGGTTTAGAAATGCTTCACGGAACAGAAGCAGTTGTTCCGTTGCCAGATGGAAGATCAATTCCAGTATCTTTAGACTTACGTGGCTTAGGAGACTTGACAACAGCAGGACTTGATAGTATACTAAGTAATGAATCCGTTCAAACATCTAACAACCTTTCCGAAATAGCTAGTAATTTGAGTAACACAGAATTAGTTAACCTAACTAAAAATATGCTACAGCAAATGACAGTGTCAACACAAAAGCTAGATCAACTTGTACGGTCAATGGATCAATCGAATATCATAACTAGAACCAATGCGTATTCTAGGGCGTAACGGTAAACCATAAATACTACATTAGAAAGAACATGTAAACAATGGCATATAAGAAACATTTTAAAGTTAATACAAGCGGAGCAATGAGTCCAATTAGTGGTAGAAGTTCCAGCGACTATGGGCCAGATGTAGGATATAGAAATTGGGGAAGTAGTTTGCCCGATGTTTACACAGGGCACCCAAACCGTATTGAAAGATACAACCAATACGAAAGCATGGACCAAGATCCTGAAATTAATGGTGCGTTAGATACTATTGCTGAATTTGGCACACAACAAAGCGTCGACACAAGCACAGCATTTACAATTAACTATAACGATAAGGTAACTGACACAGAAAGCGATATTATTTCCACTCAGTTACAACAATGGTGCAACCTACAAGATTTTGACAAGCGTATTACAAAACTGTTCAGAAACGTTTGTAAATATGGCGATCAAGTGTTTATTAGAGACCCAGAAACATTTAAATTGTTTTGGGCTGATATGCATAAAGTAACTAAAGTAGTTGTT